CTCATCATATTTGTCAGGTTCGTTAATACGCGCCGCGTGTTCGTTTGGATAAGGTCTTTTTTCATGCCAACTGCGCAAATCTTGAATTTTGCGTAACGTGCTAAACTTATGACCAACAAGGCTGTCAGTCTCTTCATATCCCTCATCGGTCAACCTATAAATTCTGATTAATGCTGCTGGATCGTCTGGCGTGCCGCTGATTGTGAAATCGCTGTCTGGCACGTTTATTGAGCCATCACGCTCAACCTGCTCAATCCGGCCCCTGGCCCTGCCCCCGGAACTGTCCCAGCTCACAAAGTCACCAACATCTAACGCGTCAGGCTCGGCGCGTTCCTCATTATCAATCCTGTCCATTATGCGGTCCTTCTCTTCAGCCCAGGCTTTGCCTGGTGTCCCGCCCCACAATTGCCAAGCAATGCGTCCAGCAGACGGAAATCCATCCTCACCCTGCACAAACCCCTCAGCATCTTTATCGACCTCATGCCTCGCAAAGTAGCTCACCATCCGACGCACAGTGCGGGGCGATAACTCTTGGCGGTTGACCAGCTGCCTAGCCCTGGCAACCCCCACAGCCGTCCCACCCCGGCCGTACTCCTCGCGCCAATCAAGGCCGCGCTGCGCCTCTTCTGCCATCGTCTTGGTTGGGCGCAGATCAATGTCTTGGCCCTTATACGTCGCCATCTTCACCACCATCAACAATGGGTTCTGCTGGCAGTTTTTGACCAAATGGCTCAAACGCCATATTTAGACCAAACTGTGAAGCCAGCTCTTTGTCGCGTGCAATCTGGCTGAAGGTCTCTTCGACGTCTCTGCCATAATTTGCCGCTACATCCTGCATTGACAGAACGCCATTTTGCAGCCCAACAACAGCCGCATTAATCTCTTTGAGCGGATCGACCCAGTTCCAACCCCGGCCCCTAAAGCTCGCATTATCAACGAACTTGCCATATTTGCTTGATGGCAATGGCAAGCCGCCAAAGTCCATAGCAGAATTGAGCCACTCTCTGAATACAGGCTCAATAAAATGCTCAATCATAAACATGTGCAAAGCCCTGTAGCCATCGCGCTCATCCAAAGCGCCCTGCCGGATGCTTGAATAATTCACAGACGATAGGTCATTGGAGAGGCTGGCATAACTAACGTTCAGGCCAGATGCAACGCCGCGCAACATAGCGCTCTCGAACTCTGCATATCCAGTGTTGGGATTGTTGGGGTCAAACGTTTTAAGATCCATCCCAGGACTAAGCTGGAAAAACTCACCAGGCGATGCGGTGATCGTTGGAGTGAACTCATTTTCATATCCATCGCCCACAAAATCATCACCACCAGGCGTTGTTATTATGCCCATCTTTGACGCGCCAATACGCGCTGCAATTACCTCAGCCTCACGATATGCGCCGAGATGTTTGAGCGCAGACATTGCAGCAGCCATAAACGGCTCACCGCGTGTCTGATGCGTCCTGGTTGGCATAAAAACATGAATGATCTCATCAGCCGGGATGCGAACATGCTTTCTGGATTGCGGCGTATTGTAGTAACGATCCCCAGGATGGGACGTCAAAACGTGATAAGCAATCGGGCGATGGGCCTTGTCCATTTCGACACCCATCCTGATCTGACTGCCGTTACCCATAACCTCATTCTTTTTCTCGTCGATCATGTCGGCTTCAATGAACTGTAAGGCAAAACCGTCACGATATTTAGGGCCGTTCAGCTTTCTGATGAACACCTCGCCATCTCGCGCTAACGTCTCAATGACTAGGCGCTGGCAGTCATACCAGGACATCCGACCGTCAGCAGTGGGATGCCCAAGCCGCCCCCAAGTTTTCCAGGCGTTCTCGATGATTGTGTTGCCGGTTGCGTCCAGTTTGCCATCGTCGTTTCTGGCCTTGACCTGAAGATGAAACCCACTATCGCCTACGACGTTTGTCTTGAGGAGGTTCACATAACGCCGGGCGTATTCATTGTCACGCACAAGTTCCCGGCTGCGATTGCGCATTACCTCTAGTGTAAATCGCAACTCGCTATCAGCAGAGTTTCCAGACTGCACAAAGTCGCCAAACAAACGTCCGGTTCTTGCCGCCGCATAAGAACGGCGCCCCATCTTAGTGGGCTGCTGATCGCGTTTTAAAAAATCAAAAAGCCCCATCGTTAAAACCTCACTTTGATTGTGCCACCGTGGGCGCGGCCATTTTTAACGTGGTCTTTTTTATGTTCTAAGATCACCTCACGCCGATAATAGTCACGCCACTCAACAAGCTCAGATGGCTGCATTTTTGACAGTGACCGGCCATTGATCGAATAGGACAAAACGTCAGCATCAGCCCGGCCTTGCAACACAGTCTCAATTTTGTCCACCATAATCTCAGCGTGAGATCGTGGGTCAACATTGTTGTCCAAGTCGGTGATTATGTCCCACGAGCCAGTCTGAATAACAATCCGCTCACTGTCGCTGGTGCGGGTTATCTCCAGCTGCCAGTGATGGTGACCCAGATCAAATGATGCGCTTGTCACACTGGTGATTGTAAAAAGATAATCATCGCCATCAGCCGAGCCAGTGACTGTAAATTCATGCGTGCCGCCGCCGGCGGAAATACGGCTCACATACGCAACTGTATATGCTGATGATGGATAGTCTTGACCAAGATCCCTTTTGCGCCAAGTGACGCGATCACCGACAACAATTTGGTCCGGTTCTATTGTCGGCGCATTAGCGGTGTCAAACAAATTAGCCATCAGCGCCACCCATTAACAAAACTATTACGGCTCACCATTGACCGGCGAGGCGATGGATTTTGAGGCGCGTCTGGCTTGGCCTCTTTGACTTGTCGAGCTGCACGCTCTGCCAGGCTGTCTAGGTTCAAATTCAAAATGGCCAGCGCCCCTATCGCATAAACCCGGCAGTCGAGTGCCTCATTCCTTGTCCTGGTCTTGACAAACTCCCGGCGAGGGAAGCCCTTGTGATATCTTGTCACAATTTTTTCCGATGACGCCAGCTGCTTGAAATACTCATCTGGCCGGTCATTCGGGAAATGACAGTAACCCGGACCCTCTGATTGTAACTTAAGCCGGGCAAATATTAAAGATTTAATATTGTCAACCCCAAGGGTGAACAGCCTGATCTTGCCAATGTTGTTCCTGGTGGGCCTGCTAACAACCGCACGATCCTCTCCAGCCATACCTTTTATGGCGAAAATGCGACGGCCCTCACGCGGCCTCACAAAGTCATAAACCGCCTTTGTGTAGTGGCCGCCACTATCAATGCAGGCGGCGCGGATCTGTAAAACGCGACCGTCCTCAGTCTCATATTTGCTGGCCAAAATGTTGTCCAAGTCTTGCCATAATTGCGGGGTTGATGGATCGCCATAAAGCGTGTGGTAGGCCAGGGAAAAGCTCTCCTCAGCGCGTGCAGTCCCCAGGACCTCTACCTCAATCCGGTCATCTTGGACGTCACATCCAGCAGTAATCACAAGCACGCGATTGTCCACTTTTGGCCCAAACTCATAAGCTCGCTCAGCAACTGCAAAGTCATCAACACGCTCGCCCTGGTCCTCCCAACTTTCGGCAAGATAGACGTTCGTCCAAACCCGCAAGGTTTCAGTCATGCGCTTAGCTGACAAAAAATCACGCACCGCATCAGGCAATGGCGTCCAAGGACTGTAAATGCCATTGATGTGAAAGCCTGCTACACCCTTAAATTCCTCAGTCGCTCGCCACTTTCCTCGACGCACTGCCCGATTGCGAGCTGCGTCATTCCAGCAAGATCCGCACTCCTCACAAACATAAACAGCGGTCTCAGGCTGGTCCTTCTCCCACTGCACCTGTGACCAGCGCAATGTTTGTTCATGACCACAATCCTCACAAGGCACAAAGAAATGACGCTTGTCGCTCTCTTCAAAAGACGCCTCAATCCTTGATGAGCCTTTGTTTGTCGGAGTGCTAACCATCAAGATTTTGCGGTTCCAGAATGTCGCCGATCTTTTGCGTGCGAGTTGCACCGGGTCGCCCTCAGTGCCTGCGCTTGCTGGATATCTATCAACCTCATCCAGCAACACACAACGCACTGGACGCGAGGCCAGACCAACACTGCTATTTGACCCAGTGATGCTAACGTGACCACCGGGAAAAACCTTGTGCATCGTTGTGTTGTTTGCGTCTCGACTGCGCGGATCTTTAACCTTGCCTCTGAGCTGTGGCGTATCTCGCAACATAGGGGCCAGTCTATCTTTACTGAAAGCCTGTCCCATTTCAGCCGTTGGCTGGACAATCAAAATGGGAGCTGGATCGTGCGCGATGTGATATCCAATAACGTTAAGCACTATCTCAGTTTTTCCAACTTGAGCGCCAGCCATCACAACAACGTCGCGATTTTTCGGATCGCTAATCGCATCCATAATCCCGCGCTGATACTCAGCGCGAGCCGTATGCCACTTGCCAGCCTCGGCACTAGCCTCCGAGCTTAGCCGCCTTTCTCGGTCTGCCCACTCTGCCACGCTTAACCTTGGAGGCGGTTTCAGTATTTTCATCGCTTCCGCTATTACCGACGCTAGTGCGTCCTGCGTGTTGTTCGGGCTTGTATGCTGATAATTCATCAAGAGCCTCTGTTACTTGTCCCTCTAGTATGTTCTGGATCACAGCGATCTCAGTCTCAACCGCGCACATTGGGGCGCATATAGTAGGCAAGGCCAGCATCTTGGCCTTCATGTTGGCCAGCACATCTGTCCAAGCCGCCTTGACATCCTCAGACGATACAAGCTCTTGCTTTGCACGACGCAACTCAAGCTCTGCCATCTCAGCATCTGCCTCCATTTTACGCGCTCTTGCAGCGTTGTAATCTGGATCAGAAATTGGCGGTCGCCCCATCTTTTTTGTTGCTTTTTCCATCTCACCTACTTTGTTGCAAAAATGTCACGCTAGCCAAGCGCAGCGATCCGCAATGACC